TTTTCATCATAATCGCGCCTATAGTTCCTAAGACAGTCTAGCCCTTGCTTTACCTGTGGCATATTGAACCAACATCTCGGTAGGAGTCTACGAACTGCCTGAATACCATCATCTACAGAAAGTCTTGGCAGAACCCGAACATCTAGTCCAGCTTCTCTCAACACTTCCAATCTGCTCTTGCCTGTGCCTAGTTCTCTTACTTCTACATCGTGTGGTAGGAGTTGCTCTGCTTTCTCCCACTTGTTATCTTTTAGCCAGTTGACATACCAATCGAGTCCTTGACCATGATTCTCTACATAGTCTAGTAGTCTTACTTCTTGTCCTGTTGCTTGTGCCACCCATAACGCTGTGCTATCACCCATGCCCAAATCCCAAGCCACATAAGTTCTACAGAGATCATCTCTTGTAATGTCGCAAAGTCTACCTTTTTCTTCGAGGTCGTTGATGAGCTTTCCATAGTAACTTCCCTCTACTGCTGCGTTAAAACTACACTCAAACTCTTGGTTGTACTTGTCCTCGCCCATCTCTTTCTTAGCAGACCATAATTCATCTAAGTCTATTAGCTTTGTTTCGCTTGCCTTGAACTGTAGTGCTGCCCATCCTTCTTCTTTCCCTGCTCTGTCGAACAAGTCTTTGAAGTGGTTATTGCCCTTTGGTGTGCCGATAAACAGGCACGATCCTTTTCTATCGGCTAACGCTGGTCTAATAATCTCGTTCCAAATCTTAGGATTCTGATCGCCAATTTCGTCTAGCACTACAGCATCGAAGTATTGCCCGCGCAAAGAGTCTGGGTTGTCTGATCCGTATAACTGTATTCGTCTGCCAAAGAAATCTACTCTTAACTCCGCTATGTTGGCTACTGCTTCTAGTGGTCTTACAAACTCTGTAAGGTAATCCCAAGCCACCCTTTTAGCCTGGCTATATGTTGGCGCGATATACGCATACCTAGGGTTAGGCTTGTTGTTCTTCATAGCACTCTTAATAAGCTGATTGAGTGCTGCTACTGTCTTTCCCATCCTACGATGTGCCACACCAACTACAAAGCGATGTTTATCCAACGCATCGTGAATTAACTTTTGCGGATCTCTTGGCTTGTAGGGTATGGTTACTACTCTAACCACTTGACACCAACTTCACCAGAGTGTTCTATAGCGTTTGTTTCTTTCCAATTAGCCCTAGTCTTTAACCAAAAGATAGCAGCAGCCGTATTGCCGTTCTTAGCCTGTTGGAATAGCGTTTGACCAATAGAGGCGTTGGCATCTATGCGACCATCTTCTAAATCCTTCTTGTAATGCTTTACTAACGTATCGTCTGATATGTCTAGCTTGCCAGAGATATCTACATACTTAATCCCTACAGCACTAAGGCTTCGGACTAACTTTCTAGTTTCTTCGGTAGGGATATGTTCTACACCTTGCATATCATTCCTTTTCTAACTCCGAAAGTACAGCCTTTTTTCCTGTAAAATCTTCCCATCGCTTTACTATGACATCACAGTATTTAGGATCTAGTTCCATGACTCTAGCCAATCTACCTATCTTTTCACAAGCAATAAGTGTAGAGCCTGACCCACCAAATAAATCTAAAACTAAATCACTAGATTTGCTTGAATTTTTTATAGCTCTTTCAGGAAGCTCGATTGGTTTTTGTGTTGGATGATATTCATTTTTAGCTTCTTTTTTAAGCTCCCAAACAGTCTTCTCATCACTAGCACCAAACCATTGAGGAGAGCACCCATCTTTGTAAGCATAAATACAAGGCTCATAGTTAGGTATATATTGGCTCATAAATGCACCAAGACCTGATTTAACCTTATACCAACACAATACTGCTCTAACTTTTAATGGCAACTTGCTAAATGATGCAAAAGTTTCTACAGCCTTTCCATTTGCATACCAAATATAAAAAGCACTATGGTCTTTAGTAACCATAGTTGCACATAACAATGCATCTGCAAAAAGATCAGTTAAATCATTTCCCTGTAAGGTGTCGGCTATGATGCCTTCTCTTTTCTTTTGATTATGACCGCCTGTATAACTTACACCATAAGGAGGATCTGTAAAGACCATATCAGCCTTTTGCCCATCCATCAACTTATCTACATCATCTATGCTTGTAGAATCACCGCACATTAGCCTGTGGTTGCCCAATATGTAGATGTCGCCTAGCTTTGTCTTTGGCTCGTCTGGTACATCAGGTACAGCATCTTCATCCGTTAGCCCTTCTGTTTCCTCTATAGGGTTTAACAGGGCATCTAGCTCATCAGGATCAAAACCTAACAAGGAAAGGTCTATATCGTCTTTTAGGTCTTGCAACTCTAGCGACAGCATAGATGTATCCCACCCTGAATTGAGTGCGATTCTATTGTCTGCTAAAACATAGGCTTTTCTTTGTGATTCTGTAAGGTGTTGTAGTTCTACAACAGGCACTTTATCCATGCCTAGTTTTCTTGCTGCCATGAGCCTTCCATGACCAGCTATGACTGAGTTATCTTTATCTACAAGAATAGGATTATTAAATCCAAACTCTTTTATAGATCCTGCTATCTGCGCCACTTGCTCGTCTGAGTGTGTTCTTGCGTTTTTAGCGTAAGGAATCAGCTTGTCTACTGCTTCCCATTTAATTTGTTTTGCGCCTAACATTCCATTCCCTGTGGGTTGATGGTTGATGATGTTGCTATTCTACAACAGATTTAACTAGTACGACCTTCATGCTATCTACCATCCTAGGTAGGATTGTTAGCATTTGGTCTGATATATTCATTTCTTCTGCTAGTTTGCTTTTGACAAACTGTAGTTCTTTTACAACAAACTTATCTTTCCACCCTAGATACCAATGCCAATCTGTGTAGTAGAGCCAACTGTTTTCGTTAAATGCTCGTACATGGGTTGGGTCTTGCCATGCTCCTAGGCTTAGATCGTATGGCACATGGATATGGAACTCTCCACCTTCTACAAGTAGATCCTTGCAGTTTGTCATTGCCTTTACTAAGTCTGGTATATGCTCTAAGACATCGTTAGCGATAATCTTAGTGAACATTCCTTGTTCTACTTTTATCTCTCCGAATCTTGTAGAGATTGTTTCTCCCCAAGGTATCTTGGTAATGTCTAGCACCCAATCTGGTTTCTTGCTTTCCTGTATGTCTGCGTTTAGACAGTCCTCTCGGAAGTCTTTTCCGCTACCTAGATTAAGAGTTTTTTCTGTAAACGACAATAAAGTCTTTCCAATAGCCTTCCATCACAGTAGTATATTCTACAGTAATGTCGTACCCATTTCGCTTTGCCCAAGTCTTTAATGCCCCTGCTGCATCTGGATAAAATCTCCAACAGTCTACAGGAAAGGCATGATAATCACCTGTTGATGGTGCGTTAATGTAGAACAATCCTCTTGGTTTAAGTATTCTGAGTGCTTCTAAAAATGTGAGCCAAAACATTTCTGAATGTTCAAAACAAGAGCTTGTAACAATCATATCTGCATAGTTATCTGGCAGAGGGAATGTATAAGCATCCTCTAGCACAATATCTACACCTTTTGCTTCTTGAAAATCTAACCCTACATAGTTGCTTGGTGGTGCTACATCTCTGATGCTTCCATTAACATTTTGAGAACCTATTTCTACAATCGTAGGGTTTACAAATTCATTTGCATAACTTTGAAAGAACGCTGTTGCTGATTGCATTGCAGTTGGATGCATTTACCACTTAACCTTGTCTGCCCAGTACGCTGCACTCATCTTGCCTTTAGCAATGTTGCTTGCGTGTCTTGCCTTAAATGACTTTCTTCTTGCCTTGTCAGCTTGCGACTCGCCCTCTCTTGGTGGGCTACCTGTCATTCCTTGCTGACCAAAACGGATGGTCTTTACCTTATCTCCCTCTTTTGCCACGACTACATGGCTTTTAGTAGGGTGGCTAGGTGTCTTTTTGGGTTTGTTATACCCTGCTACACCAATTCTTTCCAATACTCCAGCAGCCTCTCGGATTTTCACTTTTTGTATCGAGCAGACTTACCGGCTTCAGCCATAGCAATCGCCATAGCCTGTTTGGGGTTCTTAACTACCTTCTTAGACTTGCCAGAATGTAGAGTTCCTTCTTTGTACTCACCCATTACTTTGCCAATCTTCTTCTGTGCCTTGGTCATCATTTTTTAGCTTTCATTGGCTTTGCTGTTTTAGCTGCCTGTTTAAATGCTTTAGCTGTTGGTGCGCCTGGTGTGCCTGGCTTTCGCATCTTTTCGCCTGATCCTTCGGCTATGCGTTTTCTCTTTGCTGCGATATTCCCGTAAAGACTATTCTTCATCTTCCATCTCCATTTCTTCTTCCGATCCTTTGGCTTCCCATGCTTGGCAACCATTCTCATCAGCACATACAAAGTCGAATATAGCACAATGACCCATGCCTTTAGCTACTCCGCACTTGGTCATTTCTTCGCCTTGCATATAGTATTCGCAGGCTTTGCACTTGCCCTCACCATCTTTGCGCGCCCCATAATTGGCAGTCAAAATGGCTTTCTTCTTGTTGCCCTTGTTTATATCGGCATCAACAGTAGATAGTGGGCAAGACTCGGTATCGGACTCTAATAGACCGCCCTCGGACTTCTCAGCCATCTTAGGCTCTTTGCCTAGCAGACCGATCATTATTGACATACCTTTTTCTTTCATATCGCACCCAAAAAAAAGCCCTATTTCTAGGGCTATGAAGAAGAATCACTAAATTCTGGGTGCAATGACCCAAGCAAATTATAAAACATTTTTAGGCTTTCTACAATGAAAACAAACAAATCGTTCATTAATCCCATTGTTGTAGATTTCGAAAATCCCATTCTCGGTTGTCTTTCTCTCCTGACACCTTGAGCATATCCGCATAGTCTTTAGATTTGGCTTTCTTGTCGAGTTGGTCTTGGAGTCGCTTTTTAGCATTGTGT